CGTATATCTCTTTCTGGAATCCATAGGTGGGTTTCATGTTTCACAACTCCTTTTTGCGAATGTTTTGATTTTGCTTGGCAGTTTCGCCATCAGGCAGACATACATATCGCCATCCTGTTTCACTTCCGTCCATAATTGCTTAGCGGACATTTGGTCTTCCATCTCAAACGCTGCGGTCAACTGGGACACATATTGGCTGAACACTTCTTGATCGACCGTTATCCCTTCCTGCTCAACCACCGTTGCTGCGACAGACGCTGATCGCTTGGCGACACGCTTGTCGTACTCCTCTGGGGACATCAGGTTGCCGCCCAAATACAGGTAGCGAGCCACCCCAAATGACACAGCCGCACGCTTGAAAGCGTCGGAGAACTGACCTTTTTCGCCTTCAATCGAAGTCTCGCCAGCACCGTCGCTTTTGGCTATCCACTCGTCGCCCATCTTGATGGAGAGGGTGCAGCAACAGTTGCCAGATACTTCGCTGTAGTGGGTTTGCCAGCACTCTGGCCCCACCACTTCATCGAGACGCGCCATGACCTGCCTTGCGTCAACGTAAGACAGCATCTTGCCTGCTGGCCCTTTGCGCGACTTGACCTGATCAGTAGGCCAAGGGCGCTTGAGCAAGCGCATTATTTCATCAGGAGTTCGTTTTGATTCCATTCATCAGATCCTTCAGTTGGGTTTGCATAAACTCGTAACGCTCGACCGAGTTCGTTGGTAAGTCGCAGTCGCGGATGTTGTCCACAACCTGCGAGATTGGTTTGGCGACCAGTTCATCGTCTGGCCCCAAGTATTCTTCAAACATGTCAGATTTAACTCTACCCATTCGGCACCTCCACGATGCAGGCGATCTGATAGCCACGAGCGTAGATGAACCACTGGCCTGATTCGTTGCCGTCTTTGATGTCGGCAGGGACATACCTGTCGTCTTCATACTTGGCAATCGTCCAGTGGAGATTTTCTTCCCACCACTTCTGGGTGTCAGACATTTCAGCGCGGGACTCGTCAATGATGCCGTTCTCGAATCCTTGGCACTCGGTCATGCCGTAGAACTTGAGCTTAAAGCTGACATCGTTGTTTTTGGGTTCGCCCAGATCACAAACTGGGCAGACAAGGAAGGCGTGGCCGTCATCGTGCAGATCACGCAGTTCGGTTTTGCAATTCGGGCAAAGGTCAGCATCACCCCACATCGCTTGGAAGCGTGGGTCAGATTCAATTGGTCGATCAGGTACAAACATAACGTCTCCTTGGCCGCTTATGCGGCCACCTCTCGGTTTTGTTTTTCTTGGCCTAGCCGGTTGCGAAGCACCATGCACTGACCAGCTTGTTTGATGAGGACTTTGCGTATTGCGTGGCTAGTGGCTTTTTCTGCTGCTTGATCAAAACCATCCTCAGCGAACAATGCCAGTCTGATCATGACTTTAACTTGCTCGTCGGTCAGGTTGCTCAAGTCCATTGAAGCAGTCGCGTTTCCCAGTTCCATGTCGTTTCTCCGTTGTTGTTGAAGCCATTGTCGTCGATCCAGATACACCTGTCAACAAAAAAGATACAGTCGGCAGCAATTAATTTATCAATGAAACGTTGACGCAAGTATCCGATGCGGGTACTGTCATCTGATGAATGCACAATTATTTCAAGAATTACTGGATGGCGCTGGAACCAATCAAGCTGGTCTGGCGCAGAGGGTGGGGGTATCTCGCCAACTGATCAACAAGTGGAAAACCGTCGAGGTTCCTGCCACCCATGTGATAAGGTTGGAAAAGGTGACGGGGGTTCCCAGAGAAAAAATCAGGCCGGATGTATTTGATGAAGAATTCATCCTGCAAGGCTAGCGGTCAGTCCCTCCTCCTCTCCTCCTCCCCCGTTGTTGTGAGGGGCTGGCCCTTTTTTTACGGTATGTCCTGCACCGAAAGCAGCAGAGGCCCGACAGGGTGCCGGTGGTTAACCGGTTGGACGAAATGACCAGAAGACAATTTGACAGAAGCTGGGCGCATTAGTGGGAGCGCCAAACTGAACACTCGTTAACGGTGACAAAAATCTCCCCCTCTATTTTTAGATAGACAGGGGAGTGGGTCGGGTCTGGGTCAGCCTCCATATACAGGGAAATGATCGAGTGGAAATACAGTCTGCCAATATGAATTTTGTTAGTGGGTCACCAAACCCCACTAAATGTCACGACGTGGGAGAGAGAAAATGGATCGACTAGATCAGATACTGACCAGATTGAGTGAGCGAATTAATGAATGGGAGGGGGCGAGTCGGGAAGCAATTGAGGCAGAGACTAATTTCAAGTCTTTTGAAGCTGCCACACAGAAGGCATTCATGGACGGCGGGGCAAGTGCTGCTAAGGCGCAAACAGAAACAAGATCAACGGGAGAGTGGGCCAACCACTATCGGGCAGTCCAGCAAGCCAGTTTGATGGCTGAGAAACTGAAGAAGCAGATCATGCTCGGGCAGTTGATGTTCGACGCAGAGCGCACGAAGCAGGCTAACCAGCGCCGGATTGTCTGATGGCGAAGAAACCCACAAGCGCAACACTTCGCGCCAAGGCATTGAAGACGTTACAAAAACTTGCCAGAATCAGCGCGGCTGATGACTCGGGATTCGCTGCTTGCGTATCTTGTGGCAAGATTCAGCACTACAAAGAGATGGATGGCGGTCACTTTATACCGAAGGGGTCATCGTCCAGATGGGCGCTAGAGGAACAGAACGTTCACCCACAGTGCCGAGGCTGTAACGGGTTCGGGATGAAACACGGCAGCGCAGAGGCGCAGTATACGATCTGGATGATTGACTGGTATGGCAAAGACGCAGTGGAGCACATGCTGGCAACGAAGAAAGACCCGATCAAATTCTACGCGGCAGACTACCGCGAGATGATTGCAGATTGGGAAGAACAGATCAAAGCACACGAGCGTCGGGTGGGTGAGCGCAGATGAGATCACCACGCGCTGTTGCACAGGACATGGTCAAGGCTATGGACGCTGCAATGAAGCAAGTCTGGGACGCGGAAAACAAAAAAGAATCTGATGAGGGACTAAAACGGCAGGTGTTTGCACACGTCTGCAATAACTACGCAAGGCGTGGAGGATTACATGGCTCGAGCGAAGCTGCCAGTAGACGATCAAATATTCGCGAATGAGTTCTCTTCAATCGGCGCTCAGGGGATGGCAGACCGATACGGGGTAGGGGTCAGAAACGTATTCCATCGACGGAGGAGGGCGGAAGAGGCGCTAGGCATGACTATCTCGGTGCCAGCACACTTGTCGAAGGACAAGAAGCCAAGACCGTCAGTTCGTCAGGTTCTGAAGGTGAAGAAGGATCTGACCATTCTTGTCGGATCGGACGCGCACTATGAAATCAACACCGTCACCACTGCCCATCTAGCCTTCGTTGAACTGGCCAAACAGCTTCAGCCTGATGTTATCGTCCTGAATGGCGATCTGTTGGATGGCGCAAGTATCAGCCGACACGCTCCAAATGGGTGGGAGGAAAGGCCCACAGTCGAGCAGGAACTGAACGCTGTTCACCAACGGCTAGAGGAAATCGAGAAGGCTTCGCCAAGCTCCAAACGCTACTGGGTGATGGGTAACCACGATTCTCGGTTTGACATGAAGCTGGCTGACGCTCTGCCGCAGTACAAAGGGGTGCCAGGATTTAGCCTGCGCGAGCAGTTCCCAGCGTGGATATTCTCCACGAGTTTGTGGGTTGAAGGTGCAGAGCGACCAATCATGATCCGGCACAAGCCAATCGGCGCAGGTATCACTGGGGGCCACAGAACCACGCTGATGTCTGGAACGCACACAGTGTCAGGCCATACCCACCACCAAGAAGCCAAGCCGTTCTCCGACTACACCGGCACAAGACTGGGCATTCAACTGGGCACGATGGCAGAACCTAACCAACCGACGTTTGATTACGCAGAGGACTCACCCAAGAATTGGTCATCTGGATTCGCAGTGCTGTCGATCAAGAACAATTTCCTGTTGCAGCCGGAGTTTGTGAGGGTTCATGGCCGACACGAAGCTGGTGAATACGAGTGGCGTGGGGAGATTCATCGGGTAGACTTTGAATGATGAAAGAGATCCAGCCGTGGGAATATATCGTCGCAAATCAACTCAACTTCTTGAGCGGCAATGTGGTTCAATTGCTTACTGAATACGCCAGAACAAAGGATATTCAGTTATTGGAGGAGGCTTGCAGGGATCTAGGGGCACTGACAGCGAGAGAGCGATACTTGGAGCAAGGTTTTGATGCCGACAATAGTAATTGAAGACATGGACAACAACTCGCAGGTTACGATAATCATCTCTGATCTGTACGAGGAAGGCCCAGAACCCAATCCGCCAGCAGAGAAGCCAGAGGATCAGGCGAGGGAGAACGTCTGGCTGGTTAGCAAGCAGGCCGAAAGCTGAACAGGTGCTTCCGACTTCGCTTTACCCACTCGCCCTCCATCTCTGAATACTTGACGCCTTTCATCTTCTTTATGCTTCCGTCTGGATGGACAAAGTCTGTTTTCTGAGCGGTTAGCCCGTGGTAGGTAAAGTTTGATGCTTTGTAGATTCCACCAGTGTGGCCTTGCGCTGTGTCAGCGTAGGTAATGACCAACCGCAGTGGATAGCGTTGCTGAAGCAGTTTGATTGATTGGGATATAAGGCGAGAGGGTGAGTTTCTGGGCGATCCCTCCCTGAAGGCCAGTCTCGTAATCTCCAACACCCCGTGTTGCTCGTCGCTTTTGTACAGGCCGTTTATGTTCTTGGCATTTGGTGTGCCGTAGGTTATGGCTCCCCAACAAAAAGAATCGAACACAGCGCCGAAGCTGTAAACATGCAGAAAGCCTTTATCGCCAAAGTAATGGCTTTCCTTGTAAACCTCAGCGGCTACACCTTTGCTTATGTCCTGAATTGAGAACATCTTAGGGGAAGCTGGCGGGGTTGCTGTTATTCCAAAGAGATCATTTTGCATTGCAAGAAGGCCGAAGTCTTAGGTAGTCCCCGTGAACACCATCACACACCGCTTGGATATAGATGGCTTCTTCGTGCAGCGCGTCTTGGTAGTCTTGCTCAGAGACACAAGAGATCAGAACAACCAGCAAAAGGGCGAGTGGGTAGCGTAGTTTCATGTGATCCCCTTGGGCCGCTTATGCGGCCTCTCCACAGGCTTTCAAGCAGATGGCGAGAATATCGCCAGCCAGTTCGTCGCTGTCGCATTCGTAGATTCTTCGGTCACAATTGACGTGTAGCATCTCGGCGTTACGGTCAAAGTAGGCTAGAACCTCTCCTTCGTTTGACTTGATGATTCCGTTTTCCAAGATGTTGAAGTTGATTGTTAGCATGTCCGTTCCTCGTTGTTGATGGGATCATTGTACACCAAAGGTTTACACACACAACAGGGGAGAGGGCGAAAAAGTTGCCTTTTTTGTAAAAAATTGGGGTATTATTCGCAACTAGCACAGAATCAGCCTCAAAACAAGGATCGCAAATGGCTTTATTGCAACGATTTGCATACCTAGACAGCGGGACGCTTGGAAAGCTAAGTGTCGGCGACTGGTCATGCTTCACCATTGAACGACCTTGGAAAAACAACGAGCCAAACGTGTCCTGTATCCCAGAGGGGACGTATGCCTGCCAACCATTTAGCGGGACGCGGTTCCAAGATGTGATTCAGTTGATGGATGTGCCAGATCGCAGTTATATCCTGATCCACGTTGCCAACTTCCCCCACGACATCGAGGGATGTATCGGCGTTGGTGATCGGTTCGTCTCAGATGCGCTGGAACCTGCTGTGTACAACTCCAAGAAGACGTTGGCGGCATTGATGGACATATTCAACGGACACGAAGAACGAATGACCCTGAAAGTAACGGGTGTGAGGGCTGAAGTATGAAGTGGGACGCGATCAAGGGATTAGTGGGCGCAGTAGCACCGACGCTAGGGAGCGCCATAGGCGGCCCTGTGGGGGCCGGAGCGGGCAAAATACTTGCACAGGTACTTGGGGTACCGGCAGAGCCACAAGCCGTTCAGAAGGCTCTCAGCGAAGCCTCACCGGAACAAATGGCAGAGATCAAGAAGGCTGACCTAGCCTACAAGACCCGTTTGGCAGAGCTTGAGGTGGATATCTTCGAGCTTGAGACGGCAGATATTCAGAATGCCAGAGCAGCAGGTAAAGCGGACTGGACACCTAAGGTTCTGGCGCTGTTGTCGTTTCTGTTCTTTGGCGGATACGTCACTGTCGTAACGATCAGTCCGTATCAGCAGAACGAGGCCATCATCAATCTGGTTCTGGGTTATTTGGGCGGCATTGTTTCCGCTGTTGTGAGTTTCTACTTTGGCGCAAGCCATAAGGCTGACAAGTAATGGCTGAGACAGCGAAGCGAAAGAATCCCGAAATCTGGGAGAGGGCTAAGGCCAAGGCCAAGCGTAAGATGGGCGGCAAATGGTCTGGCAGGGCTGCACAACTCGCTGTTAACTACTACAAGCAGATGGGCGGTAAGTACGAAGGCAAGAAGAAAGAGACATCACTGAGCCGCTGGACGGATCAAGACTGGGACTATGTGGGCGAGAAAGGTCAGGGCCGGTATCTGCCGAAAGGTGCGCGGGATTCTCTCACGTCTGG